ACCTCGGGCCATCACATGCGCATATTGACAGCGTACAGCCGTAAAAATGCATAGCATGCGCGTAAATTAAACCGATGCGAAGCATCCCCTGACGGAGCGTAGCGATCCCAGGAAATCTTTCATTTTTTTTGTCAAGGTTCCTATAAAGGGGGCGCAGCGGCACGCGCGCCAGTATTACCTTTATAGGTACCTTGTGCCACGGTGCCTAGCGAGAGACTCTGTGTTTTCGCAGAAAATATAGAGAAGCTAGGTGAGGTGAGTTACTTTACTTATTCGTGCCATTAATGCGTCTCTGGATTGGTCTTTTGCCTGGCCGTGCATATTGTCTGGTGAAAAGTTGCTGGTCATAATTACTCGATTCCATTTTGCCCATGTGAAGCCACCTTTGATTTCCAGACGTTTTTGATATCCTTCCAACAATTTAAGCAGCACATTGATTTTGACGTCGTTGCAATATTCATCGATGACGATCGTTGTTTCGCCATCGTATCCATCCCACCAACGTAAGTCACATGCGTCGATTACAAACGGGCGATCGCCATTAAGGCATCTTTGGCTAACGGCATATCGGGTTTTCCCAGTTCGCGTTTTGCCCCAAACGTATTCCACATAGACATCGCGCCATGCTTTTGTGTCCTCCTTATCGAATTCTTGTTTGAGATCCTTGAGTCCATTCCTATATTGCACAAATAGTTGAGGGCGATTGAGGGCAAGTTCATGAACCGTGCCTCCGTCACGCAGTTCTTGAATGGCAGATTCCAAATCAGTTCTTTGACCTTGTGCCACGAATTTGCCGAAAGATACGAAGTCTTGATCTTTCTTGCAGTAATTATCATTTGAGAATTCATCTCCGCGACATGCTTCCAAGTGTAGTTTCTTTGTGCCAAATAAAGATTTTACGCGGGACATACGTTTTGGTTTATTAAATTGTACCCAGCCTTGTTGATGTTTTCTTTTTGTCTTAGGACATATCTCCGTACCGACACAGATGTATCGGATCATCATGGAGTCTCGTTTATAAAGTTGTGGCCAGTCTAAAAGTTCGAAATCAGTGAAACACCAATTTCTAGAGCGTTGCATTTGCTTTTTATTTTTATTGCTTGACATGTTTATTTCTAGTCTAGAAAAAAAAAAGTGCGATTAAACGCGATTTTATAAACGAGGTGTTTTTTGTTTTTGCTTCACGCGACAAAAAACAATAATGCCATTTTCAAGAAAACGCAAAAGAAAGAGACGTCGGTCCTCAAAAAGAGGCCCTTCTTCTAATCGGTTACACTCACTTGTTGTCCGTGGCCCCTCTGCATTTCCGGATAAAATGTTCGTTCGTTTGAAATATTCGAGTTCGTTCGCTATTTCAACATCGGCGTTAACCTCACAGATATTCTCGGGTAACTCTGTTGATGAGCCAGATAAGGCGCTTACTTCTCAGAGGCCTCGTGGATATGATCAGTGGATGTCGATTTATGGTAGGTATGTCGTCCATAAATCTTCGATCCGTGTTCAAGTCCTTAATTTGGACCCAGCATTGACGCTGGATTGTGTGATCCTTCCGAATGACGGCGTTGCTTCATTTGTTGATACTGAGGATGCTCGTGAACAACCTTATGCCAAGTCACGTCGTATTTCTCCGCTTTCGGGCAGTAATTCAGCCATTTCCATGTTTAACTCAATGAAGACAAAGACGATAATGGGTCAGCGTACGTTGCAGGATTTAACATATTCTGCCCAACAAGGTTTCAACCCTGGCCAAGAATGGGAATGGTATGTGTATCTTCAAAATCTTGTGAATGATACAGGCGTAGTTAATTGCGACATCTCCGTCTCATTAACTTATTACTGCGAGTTCTTTCGCCGCAAGTTTATCCCTCGAAGCTCCGACGGATTGCAGCGTGACCTCGGGCCATCACATGCGCATATTGACAGCGTACAGCCGTAAAAATGCATAGCATGCGCGTAAATTAAACCGATGCGAAGCATCCCCTGACGGAGCGTAGCGATCCCAGGAAATCTTTCATTTTTTTTGTCAAGGTTCCTAT